TTTCATTCTCCAATTATCTCTGTTCATAAATATTTTAAGTATTTCTGTAGTAATACTTTTCTTATTATCTTTTAGTGCTTCTTCTATTCCTATAAGGCCGGGCGCAGAATTTACTTCAATCATATAAGGAACGTCTTTGTTTCTATTTTTTGATGGAATAAAATCTACACCAACAAGTGTACCATCAACTGCTTTTGCAGCTCTTAAAGATTCTGATATTTCAAGATCAGTTAACTCATGTTCTGTTGGTTCAGAACCTTGAGATACATTACTTCTAAAATCATCACTAACAATTGGTCGTTTTATTGCACCAACTATTTGACCAGAAGCTACAATAACTCTTACGTCATATTCTGTTTTAATTTGTTCTTGTAGTATTACATCAACAAATTCGTTTTCTCTGTGAAGAAGTTGTACAACACTATGAAGTGATTTTAAACTTTCAATCAACATAACACCAACACCCCTAGAACCAATAGAAGTTTTAAGAATCATTGGAAACTTATTACCTAATTTTTTAGCTGCATCTTCAGCACCCTCTGAATGTCTAACAAGAACTGTGCCAGGAGTGTTAAAATTATTTTGTTGAAATATAGTTTGGTTATACCATTTATCACTACATATATCATGGCATTTAGTTGAATTAAATATATTATATCCATCGGCCTCTAAAGTTTTTATAGCAATATACCAAGAACGACATCCACTTTTACCTGATTCACCTAAACCCCTTGCCATTATTATAGTGTCTTTAGGATTTATCTTAAATGGTTTATCATATTTAGCATCAGCCTTCATAGTTGGAAGTTCTACTTTACCATTTTCGTCTACAGGAAATGAATATACAAGTTTATTGTCTCCATCACCTTCCATATACATTCCAGAAAATTCTGCAAGATATACATTCAACCCAAGCTCACTTGCTTTCTTACGAATCAATGCCCCTGTTTCATTAGGGTCAAGTGGGTCATCATGTGAAAGAATTAACAACTTGTATGGTTGTTCTTTTTCAGTAATAAATGACTTGAATTGTTCCAAGATTAACCCTCTCGTTTTTTACCTATATTATATTTAGTTTCAAGAGTCCATTCATCTTTTTCTTTAAATGAAATAATTTTAATTTGACTTAAAGGAGCAGCTGGTTCTGTAGTTCCTTTAATTTCTACTAGACCCCAATCACCCAATAGTTTAGCGATTGTGTTACGTCTTGCAATATCATTTTCTGATAGGTTGGTGTTCTTACCATCTAGTGCAAACAATTCTTTAAAATGCACAATATAATATTTTCCCTGCTTATGTAATATATGACAGGATTGATATAATTTTCTTTCTTTTCTAGAAGCTACACCTATTCGTGATAATGTCTCACGAATCTTCAAAAAATCGTCTGGTTCTTTCAGTACGACTTCAAGCATATGCTCCTGTGTCCAATTAATGTTTTCCATTTCTTCCACCTTTATCCAAACTACTTTTAATAGTCTTTATCTGTTCATCATTAAGTAGTTTAAGAGCTGATCTTGCTTTTTCATTGTTATATCCATAATACTCTTTAACATACTCTAGATTCTTCGTTTTACTCGCCTTCATCCAAGGAGTATATCTTTTCCTTGTTCTTACAGTATTTAGGAAAAAATCAAACTGTAACTTACTATCTAGGTGGTTGTGTAAGTTCATTTCGTTGACGAGATGGATAGTATCTGGAAATGGGGCCAGACACTTATTGATGATAAATGGAGAATATTTCTTTTCCCACATTTCATCTTCGGTGTCCATGAGAGGTGTTTTCTCATGGTTTATTGCATTTAAGTAGTCTTTCAGTTCATAACTCATTTGAACTTTACCTGACCCATTAACTCTGTCATACAGGCAAGGAGATTAATTTCATGGTCTGATACAAAGGCTGCTTTGTGTTGATACTCTGCTAGAATAACAACAGCATGAGGAATAGTAGAACCATCAAGATGGTCATAGAGCGAATCATAGACCCTACGAAAAATACGAACAGGGTCGTTATCAAGATTATTAACAATCCACTTGCGAACATTAGTAAACTCCTTTTCTTTGAGAGATTGCATAAGTTCGCCAATATTTGCTTGAGACATATTTACTAGTACACCAGCATCTATTTTACCTGATACTGAATATCTCTGAAGTTCATTTAGAACTCTTCTCCAATCTGGAAAGTGTTTATTTAATAATTCAGCAACAGCCTTTGACTCGAACTGTATGTTTTCTTGACCAAGAATTTCTTGTATTCGTGCAAAGAAATTACTTGCAAGTTTAGGTTTTTCACTATTGGGAATAACAAAATCTACAACACTACATCGTGAATGTAATGGTGGTATTAATCTATTCTTATAATTACAAGTAAGAATAAACCCACAATTTTTGTGAAATTCTTCCATGAACCCACGCAAAGCTGGTTGCGTAGATTGTGCGTTTAGATAGTCTGCCTCATCTAGAATGATGTACTTACGTCCACCCTCTAGTGAAACAGTAGAAGCAAAGTTCTTGATTTTAGTTCTGAGAACATCAATTCCAGATTCCTCAGAACCATTTATCATCATATACGTTGCACCGATTTCATCAAGCATGGCCTTTGCAACTGTAGTTTTACCTACGCCTGGCCCACCTGATAAAATTAGATTTGGTATGTGTTTATCTTTAACAAATAGACCAAAGGTTTTCTTTAGTTCATCTGGTAAGATGCAGTCATTAATATTGGTTGGGCGGTATTTCTCCACCCACAAAAAAGTTTCCATAATATATAGCTCCTAAATTAAACTGTGTAAGTTGATTCAGGTTCTAATGCAATCCAATATTCAATATCAGAACTTTTGTTTTTATAATGACTGATATTCTTAGATGATATTTCTACATCATATGTTCCATCAAGAAGCTTCATGTTTTCAACTTTAAAGTAAAAATTAAATTCACCATCACCATTTGTATCAACATCAAGAGAATAATTATTCGCAGTATCATTTTTCTTATCTTTAACAGTAAGAGATGAACCAGAACCATTCTTTTGCAAAACCATATCTGGAGCACCAATTACACCAGCTGCTTTCTTTAGTTTAGATAAGTCTTCATTACTCATTGTAAACTTAACTTCATTAGAAGGCATAGTAATCAATTTACTAGGACTAGTAACAACTGATGGGTCAGAATAAAAATACTTTAAAGAATTTGATGTATTATTTTCTTCTCTGATCATTACATGATTTTCTTCAAAATCTAATATAGGATTTGTAAACAAAGACATGGCAGCTAGGAACTCATTCAAGTCATAGATTGCGACTTCTTGTGGAAAAGTTTCTTCCACTTCAGCCTTTGCCACTATGTTCTTCATTGCAGACATAGTTGAAATTGTATTACCTTCTTTAATCACTAAATTTTGATTAATTGTTGCAAAATTCTTCAGTACAGAAGTTGTATAGTTACTTAGTTTCATTATTTAATTTCTCCAAATCGTTTGTGTATAATGCTATTATACCATAATGTATTACCTTTAGCAAGTCATTTCTGTTCTTGCCGTTCTTTTTTCCATATCGTTGTGCATATTTGAGTATGTTGCCGATACAGAAACCTTCTCCATGACCACCATCTATGATAAACTCTGTAGCTTGAAACTTGTCCTTGCTATAGTGAGCATCATAAGTGGAATCAATATACTTCTTTAGTTCTTCTAAAGCAGCTTCTTCATTATATTTGTATTTCATTCATTTCCTTCATTATCATAAATATTAATATTGGCTGAGAATGTTCTACGTTCACCCTCACCAAAGAATGGGTTCACACTATGACGCAACCATGATGGGAACATAATTAAAGTTCCAACTACTGGCTTAACATATTCATCTGTCTTTGGCCGAAGAATATTAACATCACGCATACCATTTGTTCCCCATTGAAGATAGGTAAATCCATCAACAGCACCAGATGCACCATTCAAAGTATCTACAGGTTCAAGGGCTTCAATTTGTTCTGGTACTTTCAAATAAAGAATACAGGACAGTCCTATAGGAGTTTTTGAGCCATGATCATGTAGAGGATTGTAATCACCCTCATAACTATGAATAGTCCACATATCATTCACTTCAGACACACAATCCGTATCAATTGTTTGTTTAATATATTGTTTTGCAAGACCTTCCAAAACATCTGCAAACATTTTTCCAGTTTCATCTTCATCTTTTTTATGTGGAAATCTAAGCTGTGCTGATCTTTTGTCACGATTAATTTGACCAATTAGTTTGTTAGAAAAGTCTTCATTGTTTGGAATAATTGTATTATCAATATGATCATTTAATTCATCAATAATATCTAATGGAAGATCAACACACATAATATTTACTGCAAGTTGAGGACGCATATTTACAAGTATTTTACCACCATTTGGATCTACAGGTATAGCGCCATCTTCTTCTGCTTGAGTGAAGTGTATCGGATGAAAATAATTATCTTCAGAAAGTTCACTTGCTAAGTCATCAATTCTATTTTCATCTTCAAGTCTTTTTTCAAGTTCTGTAAAAACAACTTTGTCTTGTGCTATTTTAATTTTACGTTTGCGTTTATTATCAACATAAAGTTGTGCTTCTTCATCAGTTGCATCTGGGTTTTGACGTTTGTAACTTTTACGCCAATTAT